GCTGCTTTCTTGAACTCTAAAGCATTAGTTGCAGCAGATAACCATCCGGGACGACCACGGCGATTAACAGCTTCACCTTCCAGTTGCCGACCCATTGCGCGACCCATCATATTTTGGTTAGCCGCAGCCGCTGCCTCTCTAGCCGCAATATCTGCTTCTAACTGAGGAGCTACATTACCATAAACGTCAGCTTGTCGTAGAGCACCTTCACGCAATGGAGCTGTCTCTGCTGTCCGAGCCGCTTTAGCCGCCGCTAAGTCAGCCTCAGAACCAAAGACATTTGTTAACGCCTGTTGACGAGCCTGTTGATTCTGGAGTTCAAGAGCCTTAAATGTAGCAGGGTCAAGAGCTTCTACACGTTGCTGCTCCCGAATGATTTTAGCACCCTCTGGTGTTTCTGCTAACGCTTGAGCCGCTGTTAGCCGTGTTCCTGGTACTAGTGGAGGAAGCTGTTCAGCCCCTCCTAAAGCACCTGTAACAGCCGCACGAGACTCATCAATAGGACGACCTGGTCTGTCAATTAAGTTAGCAAAGTACTTCTGTAACGCTCTCTCTTTAGCCCCCTCTGAGATTGGTAAAGTTTTAACAATATTAACACCCATCTTAGCGGCGTCGATAGACATAGGGACAGCACCGCCGAGGATAGCACCTAACCCACCCTGAATCAACTTCTGGGTAACGTAGTCATCTTCCTGCACCTGAGCGGGTGTTAGCGCCATACCAGCGATAAAACCTTCTGCCGCGCCTTTAGCATACCTACCTGCACCTACCCCCTTAGTACCCAAAGCAAGCTTAGCAGCAGGGCTTAAAATGCCTCCAGCAAGCTGATATGGGTCAAATGAGGTAGAGCCACGGGCTTCGTTGGTTGCTTGCTCATATTTGTTAATTAACTGATCTGCCTTCTCTTGGATAACTTTAGGAAATAACCGAGAAGCCATTTGGTTAATAGCCAACAAGGGGTCAACAACCGCGCCTTTAACAACACGAGCAGTAGGACTACCCAAGCCAAACATCTGCTCCATCACAGAAGGACTAGCTTGGGGTTGTACTGGTACTGGTTGTGCTAAGAGGCGTTCAGTTTCAGCTCTCGATTCATTAACATCAGGTGCAACTTCAGCAGGTTGTCCACTCAGGTGATCAACAATTTCAGCATCTGAGTATCCTTCTTTTCTAGCGGCTTTTACGTTAAAGCCTTTTTGTTTAGCTAAATAGTCAGCAATATCAGCATCACTGTATCCTTCCTGTTTAGCTGCTTTTACATCAAATGCCATGTTAATTCCTTATTGATCAAACTCTGAAAGTGGTTTACGAGAACCTGATTGATTAAAATCTTCCTGCCGATAACCACGTAATCTAGCGTATTCGTTATTTTCCTGAATACGCAACTTCTGTGATTCTTGTAAACGAACTAACGCTGCTTTAACACCGTCATTAGAATATTTTTCCAAATTGGTAATGATAGCATCAAAAGCTCGTTGGGCATCGCCTTCAGTTTGTGTACCCTTAGCGGCTTGCAACATCAGGTTAGCTTGTGTTCTGATCTGAGCGTCAATTTCAGCAGCTACTTCACTACCTTTAATACGATTACCAAAAATTGCATTAGCTTTATAAAAATTTGTACCTAGGATTGTTAAGTCAACTTTCCCATCGTTAACTTGTTTAACTAAGTTTTCAATACGGCTAACACCATCCTTCAAACCAATATTGTTAGAAACCCTTTCAGCAACATCTTTAGGCATCTGGGCTAACTTTGTATCAAGCGCGGCTCGTTTTGCTTCTGCCGCAATTGTAGCGGCTTCTAGTTTTGCTTCTTTTTGTAACCGAGCATTCTCAACACGAGTAATGTCTTGCAGGATAAGTTTAGGGTCACCACCATTTTGACGAATAGCTGCTCTGATTTGAGCGTCTGTTGCATTGTCAGGTAACGCACCTAATGCTTGAGCAACTTTAGTTTCTCTATTAAGCGCATCTAACCGACCTTGTGCCTCAGCCACTTTAATAGGCTCATAAGCTTTAGCTGCACCTAATGTAAACTCAGCCATTGCTACTTGATTTTCTAATAGCTTTTTACGCTCAGGGGCTAAATCTTTCTCATTCTTTAATTCAAACTGAGCTTTTTCAAGATTATTCTTAACAACATCAAGATTAATCTCATCTCGTTTAACAGCCAGTTCAGCTTGTGCAATCAGACTTGGGTTAATCTTTTTCGCTTTGTCAAGAGTTTCTGCATCTATTTGAACACCTAGCTTAGCACGTTCTGCTTCTATAGGAGCCAATACTTTAGCCCTGTCCAGATTAAATACTTCAGTCTCTAAACCAACTCGACCACGTTGCATAGCGAGGTCTTCAGTTTCCATCTTACGAACTTCTTTAACAGCTTTCAAATACTGAGCGCCCATGCCAGGCTTATCAGCTAAATAGTCAGCTACAGCCTTCATCTTCTCAGTAGGCGTACCTTCAACAGCACCGCCAGCTTTAATAGCCTCATCCAGATACTGAGATTCGGTTTCGCCTGCAACTTTACCGCCTAGTAAACCACCAACACCAGCACCAATCATTGAGCCAGCATTCTGTCCCATAGAGACAACTTGTTGCAATAACCCCTGACTCCCCATCTGAGTCGGAGAAACCATCATACTATCTAGGTATGCGTTACGTAATTTCTGTGGGCTTTGATAATCAAATAACCCTTGCATTCCATCAGCCATATTATCTCCTTAGTCTAACCAACCCTTTTGACCCATCAATGAACGACCTAAGTTGCCAAACATACCAGCACTAGAAAGACCAGCAGCTAGGTTAGCTTGAGCGGCTCCTTGACCACCTTGCATTAAGAGAGAGGCTTGGTTAGCACCAGCGGTAGCGGCACGGTTACCAATGTCAGCACCAATCTGCAACGGCTTTAACCCATACTCTTCGATACCTAAACCAGTCTGTAACAAACCAGTACCACGAGCGATGGCGCGGTCAATGTCTGCTTGAGCCATCTGTGTTGATGAGGCAGCAAGCTGTTGGTCTGCCTGAGCACGAGCTAGGTCACGCTGATACTGCTCTGGGTTAACATACCCTGTACCAGCCCCTGCGCCCTGAGAAGCACCTGACAGCCCTAAACCGATACGACCACTCTGCAACTGCTGCTGACGAAGGGCAATGTCTTCTGCACCTCGACCGCCTTGTTGTAGAGCCATCTGTTGATTATAATAGTTTTGAGCGGCGGCTTGAGGGTCAGTTTCAATCCGTCCCATAAACTCACCAGCCCCACCGTACATTGCATTACGAAATGCCTGAAGGGTTGGATCAAGAGTATAACCAGCCTCTTGTTTATTCTCATCAAAAAAGCTAGTTCCGAAGCCAGTCGAGATTGAGTATGGCTTAAACTTAGCTGCCTCAGCCGCAATCTTAGCTGCCTCGATGTTAGACTGAGCCGACTCTCGTGCTGCTGACTGAGCTTGGTTCGCTCCGAAGAGACTTAACCCAATTGGAAGAAGTGTTTCAAACATAATTTTCCTTATAGCGTGTCGTAAGCGGTTACGTTGTCAATAGCACTAAAAGCACCAGTACTAGACAGTTTAGCTACCGCTGTGCCATTATACTTAAACAACAAATCTGTACCTACCTCTTCCAAAGTAAAAGCAGATAAGTTGTTAATGTTATCAATAGCAGTAGCAACAAAAGCCGTGGTAGCTAGTTGAGTAGTGTTGTTACCAGCCGCTGCTGTAGGGGCTGTTGGTGTTCCAGTGAGGACAGGAGAAACACTATTAGCTTTTGATGTGATAGCAGAAGCAATCGCAACAAACTCAGCGTCGATCTCTGTACCTTTGATAATTTTGTTACTATCACCAGTAGGCAAACTATCCTTCGCCGTGAAGTTAGTTAGCTTAGAATAATTTGACATTAGATTTTCCTTCCTGTCTTCATAAAGATGTCCATCTTCTGAACACTAAAACTTGTGTTATTGACTTCTGTTTCAAAACCTAGTTGGATTATGTTACCAGAACCCCCAACCGAAGCATCTACTTTGTCGATCAAACTACCCCTAGAGTATTCAGCTATGTTATACTCGTCAATATTATATTGAGCAGCAGAGCCAGCATCAATGATAAACGGGTAAGAATCGTAAGCATCTACATAATCAAAACCACATTTAATAATGAAGGCTTGATTAGAGCCACCTATAACTGTTGCTGTTACCTTTTTTAGAATCTTAACCATTGTGCTATCTTGCATATCCATGTAAGGAGATAACAAGCGCATCTGGTATGTATTATCACCATCAAGGTATCCAAAGTATTTATTTATACTGTTAGGATAACCAATCAACAAGTCTCTATTTCGTTTACGTAAAAAGCTAGTAGCGTGAAAGTCAACCCATCGAGTCATACGGGCAGAACCATCTTCCAATGATTGCCTCATATCCAGACAGTAAACAATGTTGGAAGTAGGGAAGGAAATTAAATAGAAGGCGTTTATTTCGCTATAGACACTTTTTACTTGTTTTAAATCAGTATCAAGAGCAAAAGCAACTTGCAACAGAGCGGTTAAGTCATCACGTACATTTTTTGTCAGATCACGCATTGGTAAACTTTTCTCTTGAATCAACCGACCCAATGAACGAATACCTGTATCAGACAAGAAAATTAAATCATTACCAGTGTTCTGTACACTATCTCTAGCTACACAACCTACACCAGCAATAATATCTGATAGACTAAAATCACCTAAAGGATTTTCAGCACCTTTGTAAATAACTATATTCTTTTTACAGAAAATAATTAAGAAACCATTATGCGATGCAAGTGAGACAATAGTGTCCACGTTATTAGGAAGTACCGCAGATATATTTAAATAACCGCTAGTACCGCCATTAAATGCAGGAAAGGCTACATCAGCAATATCAGTAGACCAATAAACGCTAGAACCGTCATGCACCCAAAAACGACCATAAGCAGCCAATACATCACGAGGGAAGTTAGTTCCATAGTTTTGTGTTACTCCTGTGTAATCTGTCATCGTCTGAGTTGCAGGAGAGGCGCTCTCAGTATAAATAATAGGCTCATGTCCGTCTTGAACAATCATTGCATGATCGTAGATAGAAGCGCCTTTCCAGTAATCATTAGTTACTGTGTATAATGCTGGTGTAATATCTGTGAAAGTATTCCCTGCATCACCGTTCTTTAATAGCTTATTGTTACCACCTGATATAGTAACAACAGTGTCGTCAGCGTTAATATGCTCCATCATAAATTTAATAGGAGCACCTGACAACTGATCTACACCATCAACAGTTTGGGGAGTCCATCCCTTCCGAGCGCCTATACGACCAAACTTATCAATGATACAATTATCTGCTACCAAAGCAAAGTTACTGCTAAGGGTAACACCACTATCTTGGGTGTTTAAACCATAAAAGCCGGGAGCTACTACAGATAGTGATTGCAATTGTTTCATACGCTATACCACACTGTATCTTCTGGATGCCGAGCAGCATCGTAAGAAATTTCATCAGCAATAGCGTTCTGCGCCATCATATAAGCATTAACACTTTGCTGACCCCCATCTTCACCACGCTCCTCAATCGCCATCGCTAATGCTGTTAGAATGATAGGGCGGTGAGGGATGTAGATAACATCATTGTCATTGTTTAAAACTGTATTACGCAGACTAACGTTAAACAATAAACTATATGAGCCGTTAGGAATCGGATATACGTCTACTTGGGCATCACCGTCTGAACTAACACCGTTAAAGTTGTAAAACATCGGCTCACCTGCTTGAGGCTCTGCTGTTAAAAACTCAGCGTTGAACCAGCTAGCAGTCTTAGGTTGCATCTCGATATTACTAGTATCGTTCCAGACATCGAGAATTTCAAAGTTGTTCTGTGTACCGTTTAGCTCATAGTTGAAAACACCTGAAGTGGTATTCAAAGCTAAAGTGGTACGCAAGCTACTCCAGTCCCAAGCATTTTCAATCTGTGCTTTGGCTTCGTTTACAAAGTCACCAATGAGTTTAGAATAGGCAGTTTGTTGAACAGTTCCTACTTCTTTTTCGCGCAGTCGCCGTAGCACCGCATTGACAAGTTCTAAGTATGTCATTTATTTATTCCTTTGTTGCTATTATACCACAGATT